AGTCGGTAAGCGACTGCCGTAACGACTTCACCCGGATTGACGACATGGGTCAGTTCAACAGCAGTAGAATCCGCTATCACCCCGGCAGTCGCGATTGAGAAGTCCTCAAACGTGACGACAAACTTGTGGGTAAACCCGTCCGCCTTGTTTTGATTTGTTGCACTTGCAATAAATTTGCTCATTTCAATGTCTCCTTTTTGGATTAACCCAGGTCAACGCTTGCGTGCGCTTGCGGCTGCAGGCACTCCAGTGTTGCCCATGTTTCGGTGTAACCTCTGCGACCAGCACCTTGGTTCTCAAGTTCCTCTTGACGAAGAGCGATGAGGGATGCCAACCCGACGTAGTCGAGATTGACGACCAGAGCACGGTCGTGATTGGTGCTATCAGCAGAGCAATCAGGGTTGCTGTTGACGATGCTGACCCTTCCAAAGTCGGAATTGTAGACATCGACTGCCAGAGTGACCGTCTTTGCGGTGCCCGAAATGTTGTACTGACGTGAATCAGTAGAACCTCCGGTGCGGACAAAGTCTGCCACATCTTCACGGACCCCGGTGTCGGCAATCATCGTGACGTTGTTCAACGTGCCACTCACGTTGTACATCGAAGCAAGTGCTGTATTGAGTAGTGCTTCGGTCAGGATGTTCCCAGAGGGACTGGACACAACCTGCGCAGAGGCAGGAGTGTAGAGTGAAGGAATGTCGCTACCTGGAGAGGTCGAGACATACTTGAACATCCCACGCAGAAGTGCCTTCGCACTCCCGCTTCCGGTTGTCTTGTCGTTGGCACTGGAAATTGCCCCTTCCATGTCCCGCTTGAGTTCACGAATCGCCTTTACGGACGCTTGCGCGAAGTTCGACTGGACGGATGAGACTGCGTCCTGAACTACCGACGTTCCAAAAGAACGACGGAATCCCTGGATCACATTACCGATGCGCAACTTATTGGCGAACTTGTCGTCAAAGGTTGACACGTCTGCCGACTCAAGTACTCCCGCGAAACTCGGGGATGCAAGTGAGTCAATTGTCCACTCATGGTTTGTTGCCTTTGCCTTCCGTTTGGGACACAGCGAAACGAACGGTGTATCTTGAGGAGACAACATGGACAACAAATCAGAGAGGTCTTCCCTGTTGCTGACTGCGGCTCCGCGTGAGGGAGCGGCAGGATTGTCATATGATGCTGAAAATGCCATTTTGGCAGGTTCCTTTCTGGTTAAGAATTTTGAATTTCGAGGATCTCGGTGAGAACGTGGTAGTCACCAGTCTTTTCAAACTGCTGCTGTAGTGTTTGGAGGCGTTGTGCCGGTTTGCTGTTGCCCTTTGCAGGGGCAGCGGTTGCGGCACTCGGGTTGGACGGAGGTTTCAACCGTCGAGAGGCAGTTGCCTGCGCTTTCGGTTGCTGTTGTTCCGTGCTTCCCTGCTTCCTCGCTTCTGACCGTGCTATCGAATCGGCTGCGTGCGCTAGCACCAGTGGGAGTTCGGGCATCGCATCCGCCAGGTTCTGGAGTGCCGGGTTATTCAGCACGCTTTCAAACCTTTGACGGGTCGGGTTGTCCTCTTTTCCCATCCAGTCGAATTCTTCTTCCGCAATGTTTCGGTATTGCTGCCGGGTGACTACGATCTGCTCCTTTTCTTGGAGTTGCTCAAATCTCGCCGGAAGATGCTGGTCAACAGCTTTCCTGGCACTTCTGAGTAGCTTCCGAATCTGCCCCTTCGTGAACTCCTGTCCGTCCTCTTCGTGGATCACCGTATCACGGTGCTCGTCTTCGTGGTCGTCTAGTAGCTCGGTGCCCCACTCCACCATCTCCTTGACCTCGGTATGCTTCTTGCGAAGTTCCTCGGTGGAAGTGATTTCGTGAAACGGGTTGGATTCGGCAGAGGGTTCCTCCTCAAGAGGATTCTCCGTGCTGCTCAACACTTCGATTTGCTGCTCCAGTTCCTTGCGTTCCCTGATGAGTTGCGCGATGCGCTCGGCACCCCGGGAATTCATCTGTTCGGCAAGTTGGTGAAGTTGCTCCTCGGTCAGTGACTCCAGGTCTGCTTCAGCAGTTTGCGCCGATTCCCCATCAGGGTCTTCCACTCCATCCTCTGGAGCAGAATTGCCATCTAGGTTGTCGGTTTGGTCCGAAAGGATTTCAACGAGTTGATCAGGAGTGACCGTGTCGTCGGAACCTTCCGTATGTAATAGCGTGGTGTCTTCGTTTGCGGTGCCCACGACTGCCGCTTCGTTCTCTGTTGTCTCCATCCTCTCTTCGCCTGGACGTTTGCGTGAGTCCAAGATAGATCTGCCTGTCCGACCTATTCTGTCTGGAGGGTCGCAATGAGGTCATCGAACGCATCGATGCGCCCCACTTGCTTGAAAACTTCCCGCTCCCCCTCCGCACTGGTCAGTTGCTCCAGTGCCGATTCCCTCCGCAGGGTCAACTCCGTGATCAGGGGTCGATTGTATGCGGATGTCTTTAGAAATTCGACCGTCTCCTCAAAGGAGGGATCGTGATTTGTGTCCGTCATTGCTGATTATTCACGCCCTGGAAGGCGGCAGGTTCGGTCCCTAGCTTCCCGATCTCAGCGTTCTGCTGCTGGGTGATCTGGAACTGGTACTGCTCGAAATACTTGCTGAGACGCTCAGAAAACGATTCGTCTTCCTGCAATCGTTGCTGCACATCGGGCACCTGCATATAGTTCTGCCCGATCTGCATTGCGATCTGCGCACCCTGCGGTCGTGCTCCGACCTCCACCCCGGCATAAATCATGGCGAGATCCTCTGCCACATCCCGTGCCATCTTTGCTGCGCCTGCCTCTTGCGGTTGGATAATAATCTCTGCCAGGACCGGGTCGATGGCAGCAGCAGCAACTTCCAGCATCGATTCCACGTCGATCTTGCCCGTGCGGTCGTATTGAACCAACTGAAGCATCTGCGCCAATTTCTTCTCCACGGTCTCCGGGTCGCTCATCTGCGCATCGAAATGGATGGTAATATCCATGTCGTTGTTGGGATCACCCTTTTGGAACTGCTGGGGTTCCGGCACCCCGGACACCCGGAAGAGCATTTCGTCCGGTCCGTAGCGCAGGTATGCCTTGTATGCTGCGCGGATCACGTCACGGACGTGCGCCAGGAACTTGTTCAAATAGAATGCCCTCTTGATTGCGGCATCTGAATCTTGGGTAGGATCGCTCAGTCCAACCATTAGGTCTGCCTGCCGCAGCAGGGTTGCCTCGATCTCGATGCTGCCGGTGTCTGCCGGCGGGGGCTCCATCCACGAATATTCCCCTGCTCTTCTCTCTGTGATGTGGGCGCCTGGGCGAAGTTCCGGTTTTGGTCTGCCCACTGGTCCCTTGCTCGGAGGAAGGGTCGCGATGCTTGCCCGGTCGATCCGTGCGTCCCGTTCTGCCTTGACCTGCCACTGAACCCCCCGGAGCAGATCCACCATGCTCCTTGCATCGTACATCCGCTTGCTATCCCGGTGCAATTCGGTCACCAGGAACGGGTAGTCATCCAGTCCGTTGAGCAGTTCGTATTTGGCGTGGGCGTTGTTCGCAGTGTGCCGTTGATGCCATACCGTGCAATAAATTCCCTCGCTCCCGTCTTCATCGATGAGTCTCTGGTAGGTGTAGATGACCTCGATGAAATCGTTGTCGTGCGAAGCATTATCCAAGGCAGGTCCGTCGTAGTGGTCGCCAATGTCCCGGGTTCCATCTCCACGAAGACTTTTGATCACCTGATCCGCCCACTTCTTGTCCCATCCCTCGGTCGCTACCTTGGCAAGTAGTTCCTGGGGAGTCATCAGCACCCTCCAATGGACGTAGGGTGCCTTCTGAGGGTCCGTACAGTAATGAGGGAAGAAGACCTCACTGTCCGTTGCCAGTGCCTGCACGACGGGACGGTCGATCCCACGCACCGACACCGGGAGGTCGGCAATCCCCTTCTTGCGCAACTTCCGCAGCACCTTCTTCGCCCTGCGACTGGTCAACTTGGGAAACTGACTCTGAAGCATGGCAACGACCTGGTCGTCGTTCGTTTCGTCCATCAGCATATCGGCAAAATCCGGGGCAACGGCACCGATCTGTTCCAGATCCATTGTCTGGAGCCGGGTGACTTCCCGTTGCTCCCAGCCGACGTAAGTCACTGCGATTCCCTTCTCAAAGAGGTAATTGCTGGAGAGTTCCATCTCCCGGGCGAAGTCGGGGATGTAGGAATCGCGCATCCACTTCAGGAAACTGGAAACGATTCGCGAACGTGCAACGTCGGTCACCTCGACCGGATATGCTCTGATGTGCGCCCGACTCAGCGCAAACATACAGAGTGAAACGTATGCGTTTATGCGCTCCCCAACGACCATGCTCTCCGAATCGCTTGCGCCTTCCCACGGTACGCAGTCTGATCC